TTCTAAATAGATGTGATGATATGTTTGTTATTCATCGTTTAATAAAACACGAAACAATGAAATATTACACAATGGTAAACGTAGAAAAAGTTAAAGATATGGACACAGGCGGAATGCACACGAGATTAGATGAACCAATACTTTGCGAATTCAATAACGGATTAGGATTTAAAATTAATTCAGTTGACCCGATCAGAAACACGAAACCAATTTCAAATAGCTTTCCAACTTCGAAACCCGATATAGTAAACGGAAAAGAATTACTTTCGTTTAGCGAAAAGATAAAGAAAGACGTACCTTTTTGAATATTAAACTAAGCAAAAACACGAATAAATGGACGAATTAACTATTATAACAGGCAAAGTAAATTTAGATACAACCTATTTAAAGATTAAACTAAGCCTTGAGGAGATTAAAGAAAAACACGGAACAAGAACCGATTTAATTGACTCAATGGAACGTAGTTTAGCAGACCTTCAAGAAGTTAAAATTAGTTACGATGCAATCGAAAAGGAACTAAGGGCAGCGCTTCAACAAAACTTTAGACTTGAAAAGCTATTAATGGAAGAAAAGTTTAAAGTAAAAGATTTAGAAATACAATTAAAAATTAAAAACGCAGAATTATGAAATGCTGTATATGTAATAAACCATTGATATGGGAATCTGATTTTTCTTATGAAGATTATGGATTTGAAGGCGAAGGTACAATAACTATGTTATCTTGTGTAAATGAAAAATGCAATGTTGAATCAATAAAAATATATGAGAATTATGATAAAAGTAGGTAGTGATTTCAGTGGAGTTGGTGCATTTAACCAAGCTTTGATAAGATTAGGAATTGAATATAAAGAAGTTTTTGCGTGTGATATGGATAAATATGCAAGACAAACATTTATACATAATTACGGGGATCCCGAATATTATCCAAATAATGTTTACAATCGTGAAATTCCGAAGGATAGTTTAGATATTTATATGACGTCACCGCCTTGCCAAGCATTTAGTGTAGCAGGTAAACGATTAGGAAAAGACGATAAACGAGGTATATTATTTTTTAATAGTCACGAATTTATTCAAGTTAATAAACCAAGATTTTTCATTTTTGAGAATGTTAAAGGATTGTTGTCAGACGATAACGGAAATACATTTAGTGAATGGGTTAATATGTTAGGTGGTAAATCAGTAAATGGTGTTCCTGTATTATTTCCTTACGAAGAATCAGTTCCTTATCATTTATATTGGAGAGTTTTAAACGCCAAAGAACACGGAGTTCCACAAAATAGAGAAAGAATTTTTTTGGTAGGTATACGCAATGATAGAGATAATTACTTTCAATTTCCAAGAGAAGAATATTTAACAAAAAAATTAAAAGACGTACTTCAAAATGAAGTAGATGAAAAGTATTTTATTAGTGATAAAAAAATAGAATATCTTTTACGAACTGAAGGAACAACATTTGATATAAATTCCAATATATTAAAACAGGATTTACCTAATGAATCAAGAACTATACAAAGCGGATATTGGAAATGTGGTAGAGATACTCAATTTATTAAAATAAAATCAGCCACATCCAAAGGATTCGAAGAGGCAACCGAAGGTGATAGTATAAATTTTTCAGTTACTAATTCAAAAACACGAAGAGGTAGGGTAGGTAAACAAGTAGCACAAACATTAGATACTGCTTGTAATCAAGCTACATTAACGAATGATAAAATACGCAGACTAACACCACGTGAATGCTTTCGACTAATGGATTTTCCTGATACATTCACTTGGGTTTGTTCAGATAGTCAAGCTTACAAACAGGCAGGTAATTCAATTGTAGTTAACGTTCTTTACAAGATACTTAAAAACTTGCCATTATGAGGTGTAAAAACTGCAAAGAGAAATTTGATCCTATCCGATTTAATCAAAAATACTGCTTAAACAAAATGTGTGTTGATGCTTGGGTTCAAGAAGCTACTATTAAAAATTGGAAAAAGAAGAAACAAAAAATGAAAGAAGAACTGGAGACGATTCAAGAGTTAATTAAAGCTACACAAATAATTTTTAACAAATATATCCGATTCCGAGATAAACACGAATTATGTATTTCCTGTAAACAAGTTCCGAAGAAAATAAATGCAGGTCATTTTTGGAATGCTAACAACCATTGGAATGTAAGATTTGATGAAGATAATGTTCACGTTCAATGTGAAAAATGTAATAGTTACTTATCAGGTAATTTAATTGAATATAGAACTAATCTTTTAATGAAGATAGGAGCAGAACGATTTAGCCAACTTGAAGCAAGAGCAAGGGTAACACGAAAGTTCACAAAAGACGAATTGAAAGAAATAATAGCTATCTACAAGAAAAAGATAAAAGAATTTGAATGAGATTTGAAAGTAAATCAGATTTAGAACGGGAATTAAAATGCATTGAATTTTTTTGTAATATGTTTAATCTGACATTTAAGAAATTAAGTGAAAACGATATAGATTATTGTTTATACCAAAACGAGGAAATAATTGCCTACGTTGAAATAAAAGGTAGAAATAGAAATATATTAAACGCATATCCATTACCAATAGCAGGAAGAAAATTAATAAAACTACAGGATAAAAAGATTAATCCTATTATAATTTGGGATTGTTATGATGGTATAATCTACGGAAAAACGGAATTAATCGAAGGTAAAATTAGGGTTGGCGGTAGAAAGCCACGAGAAAATTCAACGAACGATATCGAATTAATGGCATATTACGAAAAGCAATTAGGATTAAAAGAAAAATATTTCTAAAAAATAAATAGAGTTATATTAAAAAGAATAATTAATTTAGCCGAAACAATTAAAACTAAAATTATGAAAAAGTATTATTGGACAATGAAGAACGGACAAAAGATTGACGTTGATTTAATGGATGAGAACCATTTACGAAACACATTAAAAATGATTTTGCGTAACATTGAAAACGCAGAAGCTAAAGAACGTGAAATTAGAAAAACACGATTCGAATTAAATGGCGATATAGCACAAGACCATTACGACCAAATGATGTTAGCTGAATATGAAGATGTAATGCGTTATGGATTTTAAATTTTAAATTATGTCAGTAACAAACTTTGAAGAACACACAAGCGAACTAACAAGCGAAGAAATGGAGATACTACCTATTGTAATTCACGGATTTAGAAACTATAAAAAGGATAATCCTATAAAAGCAGAATTGATTGTAACACGAATGAACGAATTTTTATCCGCAAGGGGGTTTAAAACTAAAATGACACAACCGAGATTACGTAAAATGGTTAACTACATACGAACGAACGGAATTATTCCGCTTATAGCTACGTCACACGGGTATTTTACAAGCGATTGCACTGAAACTATCAAAGAACAAATTAAATCTTTACAGGAACGTGCTAATTCAATTCAACGATGCGCAGAAGGATTAAAGAAATTTTTGTAATATTTTTTGTTATTTGTTGTTATATTAAAAAGAATAGTTATATTTGTAGACGATTAACAATTAATACTTAAAAAAACAATTATGAAAACAATTAAACACGAAGGAACAGAATTAACAAGAAATGAAAAATTAGAAGTAAAGATTAAAAAAGAATGTAAATATTACAATTCAAATAGACATCCATCCGAAAGATTAAATTTCAAAAATTATTGTGAATATTATTACGCTTATTTAATAGTAAAAAACAATAAAGTATATTCACATTAACCAAAAAAAACAAGGGGTGCGACTTGGTTAACGCACGTTTAACAATTAACAAATTATGAAACATTTATTTAAAGCATTGGCAGACTTCCAACAAGAAGTTCCTGTAATTCACAAAGGAACGCAAGGCTATGGTTATAGCTATGCGGATTTACCTAAAATCTTTGAAGTGATTAACCCGTTATTACAAAAACACGGATTAGGATTCACCCAATTAATCAATGGTCAGCAAATAGTTACCGTGTTATTCCATTGCGAAAGCGGTGAAAACATCGAAAGTAAAACCGATATTCCAATGATTCAGCTTAAAGGAATGAACGATTATCAGTCTTTTGGTTCGGGAATAACTTATTATAGACGTTACTGCCTATCAACCATTTTAGGAATCGTAACCGACAAAGACACGGATGCAGCAGGAGAGCAAGTTAAAAAAGAAACAAAGAAACCTAAAATAGACGATGAACGATTTTTAAATGCTATTGAATCCATTAGAGCAGGTGGGTTTACTGCCGAACAATTACAAGCAAAGTTTGATTTAACTGAAGCACAATATAAAACATTGTTGTTAGTATGAGAATCAGGGCATCGCAATTAGGCAAAATAATGACTTCCCCAAAAACAAAAGGGGAAGTTTTATCAAAGACTTGTAAAACATATATTCAGGAACTTGCAATTGAACATAAATACGGAATCCGTAAGGAATTTTGGAGTAGATACACGGACAAGGGAAACGAATGCGAAGATGAATCTATTGATCTCGTTAACGATGTTCTTAACTTAGGCTTTATTTACAAGAATGAAGAAAACATAACGAACGAATGGATAACAGGAACACCCGATGTAAACACGAATGAAATACTTTTAGACGTAAAAACTTCTTGGGACGCTACAACCTTCCCTTTTTTCGAAGATGAAATACCAAACAAGGATTACTATTTTCAGATGCAGGGGTATTTATGGCTTTCAGGTAAATCGGAAGCGTTATTGTGTTATTGCTTAGTCAATACACCTTTTCAGATAGTTGAAGACGAAGTAAGGCGGGAACATTGGAAACAAAACTTAATAGACGAAAGTTTGGATGTAAGAGATTTTGTGCAGAAGAAACATAACTTTGACCACATTCCAAAAGAAAAGCGTTTAAAAGTCTTTAAAATAGCAAAAGACGAAGAAATAATCGAAAAGATTAAACAACGAGTAGAAGAATGTAGAGAGTATTATAATAATTTAATTGAAAACTTATGAAAACAGCAGTAGAATGGTTAGTTGAGCAAATAACTGATGGCACAATACCTGCAAGGGAAGCTATACAACAAGCCAAAGCAATGGAAAAGGAGCAGATAAAAGATGCTTGGTTAAATTCATTGACAAAAGGGGATTATAATTCCGCAGAACAATACTACAATAAAACCTTTAAATCAGAATAAGATGAAAACAAACGAATTAA